TAGTCTTCCACTTCCTGGTTGGAATCTATGCCTATATGGGTCGTGAGTGGGAACTCTCCTACCGTTTGGGTATGCGTCCTTGGATCTGTGTTGCTTACTCTGCACCTGTTGCAGCAGCATCTGCAGTTTTCCTGGTCTATCCTTTTGGTCAAGGTTCGTTCTCTGATGCAATGCCTCTTGGCATCTCTGGTACTTTCAACTACATGCTTGTCTTCCAAGCAGAGCACAACATCCTGATGCACCCCTTCCATATGCTGGGAGTTGCTGGTGTCTTTGGTGGTTCTCTGTTCAGTGCAATGCACGGTTCTCTGGTTACCTCCTCACTGGTTCGTGAAACCACTGAGAATGAGTCACAGAACTATGGTTACAAGTTTGGTCAAGAAGAAGAGACCTACAACATTGTTGCAGCACATGGCTACTTTGGTCGTCTGATCTTCCAATATGCTTCCTTCAACAATTCCCGTTCACTTCACTTCTTCCTGGCAGCATGGCCTGTTGTTGGAATCTGGTTCACTGCACTGGGCGTTAGCACCATGGCATTCAACCTGAATGGTTTCAACTTCAACCAGTCCATTGTTGATTCACAAGGTCGTGTTCTGAACACCTGGGCAGATGTCCTCAACCGTGCCAACCTGGGTATGGAAGTTATGCATGAAAGAAATGCTCACAACTTCCCTCTGGACCTGGCAACTGCTGAGAACACCCCTGTTGCTCTGAAAGCACCTGCTGTTGGTTGATATATCTAACAACTGAATAACTGTCACAAGGACCCCAGTGGGGTCCTTTTTTGTGCTATAATAACTTCAGTTAACAATTAAGAATGGTACTTCTAAAGTACATTGGATCTGTTATCAACCTTGCCAACAGTTTTTCGCAAGCAACCAGACCTCAACACGTGGGTCAGATGAGTGAACTGATTCAAAAGTTTAGAGACGAATGTGATAGTCATGAGGTTGCTGACTGGGAAAGGTTTTATGATGGTGAAGATAAGATTGACGCAGCAGCAAATAAGATCTGGGAATGTGTCCTTGCTATGAAAGAGAATCTCAATGAACTCACTAAAGAAGATGTTCGTGCATGGACTAAAGATCTTATCATTAACAAGACTCATTCTGGTTTGCAAATTCAACTTGACGTGCTAAAATTATGTGCTGATGGTCAGTCTTATCGTCTTGCTAACGTAAAAGAAGAAGCAAAAGGTATTGATGGTTTCATTGGTGATGAACCAGTGTCAATCAAACCAAACACTTACAAGAAGACTATCAATGCTGGTAAGGAAACTATTCCTTATCGCATCATCTACTATTCCAATGGAAAGAAAGGACTCAAAATTATATGAATGAAATCATCTGTTCAGATTCTCTCGTTGCACTGAAAGAAATGGACGATGAGTCTGTTGATATTGTTTTGACATCACCTCCATATAACTATGGCATGGAGTATGATACTCATGATGATGGAGGTGATGCTGATGAATACCTTGAGAAAATTCTTTCAGTCTTTGTTGAGTGTAAGCGTGTGCTAAAGTCTGGTGGCAGACTCATCATCAACATCCAACCCAACTACAAACAATACTTTCCTACTCATCACAAGATCACTCAAAGAATGATCAGTGAAGGTATGATCTGGAGAGGAGAGATTATTTGGTTGAAGAATAATCTTAAAAAACTGACAGCATGGGGTAGTTGGAAGTCACCATCATGTCCATACTTGTCTTATCCTTTTGAATTTATTGAAGTTTTTAGTAAAGATACTCTCAAACACCCTGGAAATAAAGAAAACATTGACATTACTAAAGATGAGTTCATCAAGTATGTCAATGGTCACTGGTCTATAGCACCAGAAACCAAGATGAAAGACTATGGACATCCAGCAATGTTTCCTGAAGAATTAGTAGAGCGTTGCTTGAAACTATTTTCTTACAGAGGTGATGTTGTGTTGGATCCATTCAATGGTGCAGGTACAACTACTTTTGTTGCTCACAAACTGGAGAGAAATTATATTGGTATAGATATGAGTGAAACATATTGTAAAGTTGCACAAGAGAGAATTGATACATTTGCACCTCTTGATAAATACTTGAGTGATTGAGAGATCACTTATGTGGGCAATTATAATTCTCATTGTATTGTTTACACTAATAATATTCACTTCTTCTATACTTCAAGACCTCTGAGTTTTCTCAGAGGTTTTTTTATGAGCACATTTACCCATTGACTTTCTATGTAAAGAAGTGTAAACTAAATAGGAGAAGTAATTTTGGAGGATGATGGTATCTTCAACACTTTCACAACCAATTCAACAAAGGGGGTGGTTCGATGTTCTCGATGACTGGCTTAAGCGTGATAGGTTTGTTTTTGTCGGTTGGTCTGGCTTACTTTTATTCCCGACTGCTTATCTCGCTCTTGGCGGGTGGCTTACAGGAACCACCTTCGTTACCAGTTGGTACACCCATGGCATTGCGAGTTCATATCTGGAGGGGTGTAACTTTCTTACTGCTGCTGTATCTACTCCTGCTGATGCTCTCGGACATAGCCTTCTACTCCTTTGGGGTCCTGAAGCTCAGGGAGATTTCATCCGCTGGTGCCAACTTGGGGGACTCTGGACTTTTGTGGCGCTCCACGGAGCTTTCAGCCTTATAGGATTCATGCTCAGGCAATTTGAGATTGCCAGACTCGTAGGAATTAGACCGTACAATGCGATTGCTTTTTCAGGTCCTATTGCCGTATTTGTTAGTGTATTCCTCATGTACCCTCTTGGACAGTCCAGTTGGTTCTTTGCGCCATCGTTTGGCGTTGCGGCAATCTTTAGATTTCTTCTGTTCTTACAGGGCTTCCACAACTGGACGCTTAATCCATTTCATATGATGGGAGTTGCAGGAATTCTTGGAGGGGCTTTACTTTGTGCCATTCATGGTGCTACAGTAGAGAATACTCTGTTTGAAGACGGTGATCAAGCAAACACTTTTAAAGCCTTTGAACCAACTCAAGAAGAAGAGACCTATTCTATGGTTACTGCCAATCGATTTTGGTCTCAAATTTTTGGAATTGCTTTTAGCAACAAGCGTTGGCTTCATTTCTTTATGCTATTCGTTCCTGTCATGGGGCTTTGGACTTCTAGTATTGGTATTATCGGTCTTGCTCTCAATCTACGAGCGTATGATTTCGTATCGCAAGAAATTCGAGCAGCAGAAGATCCAGAATTTGAAACCTTTTACACCAAGAACATTCTTCTAAATGAAGGTCTACGTGCTTGGATGGCACCTGTTGATCAACCACATGAGAACTTTGTGTTCCCAGAAGAAGTATTGCCAAGAGGTAATGCTCTCTAATAATTGATCAAAAACTAAATACACTGTATAATAAGAGACCCTTTGGGTCTCTTTTTTAGTGGAGAAAAATGGGTAAGAAAAAGAAAAAGAACATTTGGAGACTATGGGCAAAAGCACTTGGAGAAAAGTCTGGAAAAAATGATAGAGAATCAGATCTTATTGCTGGCATACGCACCCTTATTTTTATTTCTTACCTGGTTACCAATGTGGCTATTGTTGCCAATGCAGTAAGGCATTGGAATGACGTAAATAGTGGTAGTCAAGGGCACACAACCCCCATGGGTATGAGTGTACAGGGAACCACATCTACAGAAGAAATCAGATGAATGTGCTGCACTGTGGCACATCTGGTTTGAACTGAAACAAAAGAATGATCCTCTATCAAAAACTGCAAGGAAGGCTTGGTGTAAGTGTGCTGACGAATTGGGTGAGATGGTAAATCAGGAAGTCAAAACAAACCCCAGATATAGGGATATGAGGAAGATATAGATAGAGTAGTTGCATAAACTTTTATGAAGTTTGTTCTTGCACTTTTTGCTACACTATTCTTTGCTCTTCCTGCATGGGCTGTTGATGTTCAAATGGGTTCCAATGGCAATTTAGTATTTGAACCTGCTGAGGTTTCTATTGCTGCTGGTGAGTCAGTTCACTTTGTCAACAACATGCTTCCTCCACACAATGTGGTTGTGGAGGATCATCCAGAACTCTCTCATGAAGGTCTTGCATTTGCACCTGGTGAGAGTTTTGATATTGCATTTCCAGAGCCAGGGGACTATACTTACTGGTGTGCTCCCCACAAGGGTGCTGGAATGATCGGAACTGTGCATGTCTCATAACCACAACTATGAACCTATGCCTGCCTGGGTTGCCTGGGCAGGTGTAGGATTGATGATGTTTACAGTTATCATCTTTGTTGTGTTCACTCTTAGTGTAATTTACTTTGGATGAATATGGAGCACTTACTAATCTTTGGATTTGCTTTTTTGTTGACAGCAACAATGGAAGCAACTTGGCCAATCAAAAAACCTAAACTATGAATCACGCTGACCACTCATTTTACGAACACCTTATTCATATGTTTCTTTGTTGTCTTGCCGGTCTGGGTATCGGTGCCCTGGGAGTCTGGGGTTATCAAAAAATCAAACAAAATAAAAATCATAATCCGTGATTGGTTCTGACACACCACATAAACTTGCTGAGATCATACAAGACACTTGGCCAAATCTTTACAGACCACCAAAAGTACCTTATAATACAACTCAGTTGAACCAACCCAATGATTGGAAACTTAGAACCAGAGGAGAATGTGATGAAGAGTGCTGATTGGTTGGGCAAACTTTCCATTGCTCTCCAAGAACTTGGATGGACTGCTGATGATGATATCAGAGTCAAGATTGGTGGAGTTGCCAATAGTGGTATTCATCAAACTGAAGGTGCTAATCCAAAGTGGGCAAAACCTTTTGGAACAGTAAGTTATCAAAATGATGCATTCATTGTTATTGAAGCAGTGAATAGGAACCCAGTTGTTCCTTCACAACCTAACCCTGAATTGAAGCAAAAGCATGAGTACAAAGCAACTAATTGATGATAACTTCTATGTGGAGAAAGCAAGATTTCTTTGGCATAGTAAAGATAAAGATGGTAATGGACTGGTCTCTGCTCTAACTGAAAGTGCTTGTATTTCAGCAACTCGTTTTTATCTGAAGGGAAACCAAGAGGGTTGGGAAAAACCTGAAGTTGTTCATGAGGGAACAGTTGGAGGCAAACTCTAATCATGCAAAAAATCATTGATGAGGAAAACAAAGTAGTATTCTTTGAAGGGAAATGGCCAGGTGTGATGGCTGTTCCTATCATCATGAAAAGAGAGTATCCAGAATACACTCACCAAGTTTTATCATGTAAGGATTTTTACAAACTAAAAAACAAACAGTAACACTACCATGACATTCACAGTTTACTCAAAGGATGGATGCCCTTATTGCACAAAGGTTGAAAAGGTTCTCAAGATGGCAGAACTTCAACATGTAATCTATAAACTGAATAAGGACTTTACCAAAGAACAATTCTACAGTGAGTTTGGGGAGAACAGTACTTTCCCTCAAGTGATCTGTGGAGAGGAAACTATTGGTGGATGTGTTGAAACTGTTAAATATTTGCAGGAGAATCAATTAGTGTAATGTACTACAAAGAACTTTGTGATGTTGTTGAAAGCACCATAGACTATGCCTTTGAAGGAAAGTTTATGTTGAACATGTATGCTTACCTAAAAGACTCAAAGGCAACCAAGCTTGATGTAGAAGGATTCATCAGTAGTCCAACTGCTCAAAATATCAATAACATCATCTATGACCTTGAGGAATACCTGGAGGGTGGTGCAGACTCTGAACATAAACAGTTGAGAGAAGCTTATGGTCATCTTGGCAAACCAGAGGCAAGAAAAATAAAGGACTATTTGTACGGTATTCTTGAGGATGCTTGGAAATATGAGCAAGAAAAAAAACCAGGAAGAAAAAAGAAGTCCTCTAAATAACATGGAAAGTGACAATGCCCTTGCAATTAATAGGGGTGTTGAGTTATTATTGAGAAAAAACAAAAGGAGAGAGGAGGAACCTAAAACTTTTCAAATGAAGTTTGGTAAACTTGTCTCTCTCTTTCGAAGAGAGTTTCATTTCTACCTAGAACTTCATCTAGATGTCAGAAAAAAACCTTGGAGAAAGTAAAATGTTAGCAGCAACTCTTACCTTTAGTTCACTCATCTCTATTTTATTTCTCTTAGTGGGGGTAGTAATTGGGTGGAATGCTCAAACATATCTACAAGACATCAAAATGAATAAATATCATCCTGAGATGTTTGATGAAAGTGGGAATGTAATCCCTGACGAAATTTTAGCAGTGAGGTTTGAAAATGGCTTCGACTACGAAGAAGAAGACGACGACAGCAACTACGACAGTAACTAAACTTCCTCCAAATCCATTTATTTTTGAAATTCTGGAATTGGTTGGCAAGCAAAGAACAAATGCAAAGAAAGTAGAACTTTTGAAGGAGCACAGAACTGAGGCATTGACTGCTGTTCTGATTTGGAATTTTGATGAGAGCATCATTTCCTTGCTTCCTGAGGGACAAGTTCCTTTCAATAAAAATGAGGTTCCAGTGGGAACTGATCATACTTCACTTCGCAAGGAGTGGAGAAATCTCTACCATTTTGTGAAGGGTGGAAATGATAGCCTTTCTAAGACACGTAGAGAGAGCATGTTCATTCAAATCTTGGAAGGTCTCCACCCCCAAGAGGCAGATATTCTTTGTCTGGTGAAGGATAAAGTGCTGCAGTCTAAGTACAAGATCACTCATGATGTTGTTAGACAAGCATATCCTGATATCCAGTGGGGAAATAGGTCTTGAGTAAAATCAGAGTTATTCGTGAAAACTGTGACCCTGAGTTAGCAAATGATAGATCTCTACCTTGTACTGCATACTTGGTAGAGTATATCAAGGATGAAGTTAAGCAATGGGACATAGTTCTTTGTAGTAAAAAGGTTGATATCTTTGATCACTACTGGGATAGGTATAGAGAGAATCTTATCAACTTTAAACAGACTGAAGGTAGATCAAATCCAAAAGTCTGGGATGATCCTTTGACTAAGAAAAAGAAATGAGTAAAGGTTTTTATGACGTTGAGTTTGATCTGCCACCAGAAGATCTGGAAAGGTTGTTGAAGAAATACAAGAAACTCAAAAAGTATCAGAAATCAAATCTGTTCACTGTGAAATCCATTGATGGAACAGAGACAATTATCTCCAAGATGATTGAGGAAGCAAAAGATTTCCAAGGTTGACATATATAATATATGGGGTCTATAATAGACCTATCGTTCATCCCATTTGCTATTCGCAAATAGCAAATGAGACGCAAGTAAGTCGCGGAACGGAGCGTTCAGACTATGGTTGAAGCACTTATCTTTTTCAACTTGATTACAAGACAACCAGTTGATCCTGCACATTATTTAAATTGTGATCAATCTAACTGGATGATTGGGCGTATTGCACGCTCTGAGTTGCTCAATTTTGATCAAAAGAAAGACTTCATCAATAGAACAATTGAGGGCACTGACCCATCATGTTTTGATTATTGACCATAGTCCGCAAACGACTGAAGGAACGGGAGATTAATTTCACCCTAGTATTTCAGGAGTAAACCAATGCAGGTTACTTATCGTGGTGTCAAGTATGACACATCCAATCGCCCTAACCAACAAAAGGTTGAGCATCATACTGTGGTAGAAACCTACCGTGGTATCAAGCACACTGAGAAGGTTGAGGTGGTATCATGACACAACCTCAGGTCAATAAACTTAACTGGCTTTCTGTCATTAAGGCAAAAGAAGTTAAGGAGAAAAAACTAAAGAACGCACAACTTTGCATGGCAGGTCACTGTGTAGCAAAGAGGTGAAAAATGGATAACTATGTCTATCATTATGATGACATGGATAAAGACAATAGACCTCCTGCATGTTATCAATTAACATACAGAGGTTGCAATTACTGGTCATGCTATCTCATTCATTTGGATGAGTGGTTTGATAAAATATTCAAGTTTGAGGGGGATTGATCTCCCTCTTTTTTTTAGGTATAAACACGTAGGCATAAATTTTTGTATCTTTCTGAACCAAAATCTAATAGATAGTGTAGAATTATAGAGGTGAGAAAAGTGTACTAAATTCGATCTATATCATGTGCTTAATTATCAATGGTGGTTATCATGCACAATCTAATTTCTTATAACCAGTTAGCTGGGTGGAAACAAAGTATAACTAAATTAGACCAAACTTTAGATAGGAGCATTGATGAGTCTGATATTATTAATGATTACTATAATTGTCTAATTGAATGTGATGAAGATCAAGGCACATGCAAAAGGATATGTAGGAGGATTTTAGAATAGTCTTTGTTGAGGGGTTGACTGCCCCTCTTTTTTTATGTAAAATAAAAACAAAGACACTCTATCAAATGGAAAAGGAACGCCTAAAATTAATTGTAAAAAACCTAAAATTATTAGTAGAGTCCTTGGAAGCAGAAGTCTACTCTGATCCAGAACAATATGTGGAAAATGCACCACATCAATCTTTGACCTATAAGGATGTGAATGATGATGACGGAGAATTCTGATTGGAGGTACACTCCAGAAAGAATGAAACTGAGGCAGGAATGTCTGAGCATTCTTATGCTAAAATATGGTGGTGCTCAGATTGATGAAGCACCATACTCAACCCAAGACATCTATGAGTGTGCGCATGATTGGGTTTCTCAAGGTAACCAAATCTCTCATGGCATAATTGCTTACTTCAATGCATATTTTATCAATGGTAACAAATGAATAAAGAAAAAGTTCAGAAACTAATCTGCAAACTTGAGTTGGTTCTTGAAGGATTGAAAGAAGAACTTCTTGATGAGAATCCAATGGTCAACTATCAGTATGAGGAAGTTGTTCCTTACATTGATGACTATGATGAAGTCTATTATGGAGAAGAGGATCATGTATGAAGAGTTGGATTGTTTTGAGAGAGCACTGCAGCACTTTGGTACACGTGTAGATGTTATCATTGCCATGGAAATGGGTGATAAGATTGATAGTGAAACTGCATATAAGATGATCAAGACAGAATTGAAAGAAGTAAAGAAGTGTCGTAAACAATTCAAAGGAGGAGAACCATGCAACAAGTAAAATTAGTTTCTTTCACACCAGACGCAGAGCAACACATTGCTTACTGTGCAAGGGTTTCTAACCCCAACAACCAGGACAATGATAAGTTTGCTGGTCTCCTGAAGTATTGCATCAAACACAAGCACTGGAGCATCTTTGAGCAGGCATTTATGACTCTGGAGATTGAAACTACCAGAGGTCTGGCAGCTCAGATTTTGCGTCATAGGTCATTTACATTCCAGGAATTTTCACAACGCTATGCTGATTCTTCCCTACTCTCAGAGACGATCCCAGTCCCAGAACTTCGTCGTCAAGACACCAAGAATCGCCAGAATTCTATTGACGACCTGGATCCTGAGTTTGTAGCATTGTCTAACAAGCAGATTGAAACCTACTTTGCTCAAGGTATGAGTCTGTATCAGCACTTGCTTGATAATGGTGTGGCAAAAGAGTGTGCTCGCTTTGTTCTCCCTCTGGCAACTCCTACCAGACTTTACATGTCAGGTTCTCTGCGCAGTTGGATGCACTACATTGATCTGAGATCTGCCAATGGAACTCAGAAAGAACACATGGAAATTGCAGAGATGTGCAAAGCAATCTTTGCTGAGCAGTTCCCTGTGATTGCAGAAGCCCTTGAGTGGGTCTAAATATTACACACATTATTTTTTAATATGGCAACTTATCCTGTAGTCAATATCGAAACTGGTGAACAAAAAGAAGTTGTGATGAGTGTTCATGACTGGGACCAGTGGAAAGCAGACAATCCTGAATGGACAAGAGACTATTCGGATCCATCTACTGCTCCTGGGGTAGGTGAAGTTGGGGAGTGGGCAGACAAACTGCAAAAGTCCCATCCAGGATGGAATGATGTGCTGCGTAAAGCATCCAAAGCACCTGGTGCAAAAGTAAAACCTTTCTAATTAAGTATGCCAAGAAAAGCAAAAGCAGGTATCGGTACCAATCCAGTTCCCTTTGGTATGAGCAACAAAACCATGAAGAGAAAGAAACCAATCAACCTTGATTACATCAAGAAGATTGAACCACTCACAGATAACCAGGAAAAATTCTTTGAGGAGTATAAGAAGGATAAAAACCTGGTAGCATATGGATGTGCTGGAACTGGTAAGACCTTTATTACCCTCTACAATGCTCTTCTGGATGTATTGGATCCCAAGAAACCCTATGAGAAGATCTACCTTGTCAGGTCTCTTGTAGCTACCAGAGAGATTGGATTCCTTCCTGGGGACCATGAGGATAAGTCATCTCTGTACCAAATCCCATATAAGAATATGGTGAAGTACATGTTTGAGATGCCTGATGATGCTGCATTTGAAATGCTGTATGCAAATCTCAAAACACAAGGGACAATTAGTTTCTGGAGCACCTCATTCATTCGTGGTACTACCTTTGATAATGCAATCATCATTGTTGATGAATTCCAGAACTTGAACTTCCATGAACTGGATTCCATTATCACCAGAATTGGTTTGGATTCTAAGATTATGTTCTGTGGTGATGCCACTCAGTCTGACTTAGTGAAGACATCAGAAAGAACTGGTATCATGGACTTCATGAGAATCTTGCAAAATATGCCATCTTTTGATACAATAGAATTTGGTGCAGAGGATATCTGCAGAAGTGGACTTGTTAAAGAGTACATCATGGCTAAATTGCAACTGGGTATGTAATGTTTCAACATGTAGATATTGAAATTCCAAAACTTGATAGGCAGACTATTGATGGTGTTAGGTACTATGATACTCCCAATGGTGAGAAGTTAGTATCTATCACCTCTGTCATCAGTCACTACAATAGAGAGATCTTTCGTCAGTGGCGTGCAAGAGTTGGAAATGATGAAGCAAATAAGATCACCAAGGCTGCTACCAGTCGTGGTACTGACATGCATACTCTTGTTGAATACTATCTGAAGAATGAGTCACTTCCAGAAGTCCAACCACTCTCTGAATTTTTGTTCAAGCAATCCAAGCCACAACTTGATCTCATAAATAATATTCATGCTCTGGAATCATCACTCTATAGTCTAAAACTTGGTGTTGCTGGAACTGTAGATTGTATTGCTGAGTATGATGGTGAACTAGCCATCATTGACTTCAAAACTTCAAAGAAACCAAAACCAAAGAAGTGGATTGAGCACTACTTTGTACAGTGTGCAGCATATGCATGTATGCTCTATGAATTGACAGGAATTGCTGTCAAGAAATTTGTAATCATAATGTCTTGTGAAGATGGAGAATGTGTTGTCTATGAAGAGTATGACAAAAGAAAGTACATCAAATTACTTTCCGAATATATTAGAGAATTTGTTGAGTTCAAACTTCAGGAATATGAAAGAGGAAAATGACATCAACAAATTATTAGAGAGTAAGTTTTATTGCTCAAGAAAATTTTCAGAAGAGATTGAAACTCTTGTGAAGGATAACAATGACATGAAGTATATTGATGCCATTGTATTCTTCTGTGAGAAAAACAACATTGATATTGAGACAGTTCCCAAACTGATCTCTAAACCATTGAAAGAGAAAATCAAATGTGAAGCAATGGATTTGAATTTTCTCAAAAGAACATCTCATGCTAAACTTCCTTTATGATCCCCAAAGTGACTCCCTTTGAAGTTTATAAGTCTTACCTTGGATTGAAGAATCACTTTACAAGAGACAGTTATGACTACCACAAATACTGTGGTAAGTCCAGAGCATCTCTTCAATCCTTCTATAAAAGGAAGGACAGATTCTTCTTTGAAAAGTTGAGCAGACAAAAGAATGATGAAGAGACTATTGATTTCTTCGTCTCTAATTTTGTGAACTGTGATGATCCTCAAACTCTTTGGATTGGGGAGATCATGAAAAATGGTGAAGACAATTACACCTCTTGGAAAAGAAAGGTGCAGTCTTTATCTTACTTTTTCAAGGGAGAAGTTGAGTCTGTCTTTGATGGAAAGAACTTTGATGCAATGTTTGAGATTGTGGGAACAAAGCATCCACCAATCATCAAAGAACATCTTCAAAAGAATATCTCTTTAGAAACACTATTGATCCTCAATAGAATTCTTGGATTCAAGAATAAGTTTGATAAGAAACTGGATGATCCTGTCTGGAAATTTATATCAATGAGGATGAAAAAGTATGATGCTTTCCTACATATAGATATATTCCAATACAGAAAAACCCTGAAGGGTATAATTTGCGGAGAAACATGAGTGATTTTTTTGGGTCTGAATTAGTCAGACAAGAGATGGAGGAAATAACCAGACTTCAAGAGGAAGTATATGATAGTGTCTGGAAGTTTCCTACCATGACAAAGGAACAAAAGGTTGAGCATGTGGAAGTCATGGCTCAACTATTGGAGAAGCAGAAAATTCTTTACACCAGAATGAGTTTGTCTGATGATCCAGATGCAAAAGCAATGAAGGAAAAGATCCTTGACTCTGCAAGGTCTTTGGGATTTCCTGAGGATGTAGATCTGAACTACATCTTCTCCAACATGACTAAAGTGCTGGAGTCAATGAAGAAAAACATCCATGATTCTTGATGAGTTTCCTTGACAATCCACTGAAAAAGTCCTATAGTTCATGGTTCAAGGGGCTACCCGATCCCCAGACAAAGCCAAGGGAACAGACCAAATACAACAAATACGGAGTATACCAAATGTCTTTCAAAGATCTCAAAAAGCAATCTTCTCTGGGTTCTCTCACCAGCAAACTGGTGAAGGAAGTTGAAAAGATGAATAATACTGGTAGTGGTGGTGCTGATGACCGCCTGTGGAAACCAGAAATGGATAAGTCTGGTAATGGATATGCTGTAATCCGCTTCCTGCCTGCTCCTGAAGGAGAAGATCTGCCTTGGGTCAAACTGTTCTCCCATGCATTCCAAGGTCCTGGTGGTTGGTACATTGAGAATTCTCTCACTACTCTCAACCAAAAGGATCCTGTTAGTGAACTGAATCGTGAACTGTGGAACAGTGGTAATGATGCAGATAAAGACACTGTGCGTAAGCAAAAGCGCAAACTCTCCTTCTATGCAAACATCTATGTTGTGAAAGATCCTGCCAATCCTCAGAATGAGGGTGGGGTGTTCCTTTACAAGTTTGGTAAGAAGATCTTCGACAAGATCATGGATGTCATGCAACCTGAGTTTGAAGATGAAACTCCCATCAACCCCTTTGACTTCTGGGGTGGTGCTAACTTCAAACTGAAACTTCAGAAGAAGGATGGTTACTGGAACTATGATAAGTCTGAGTTTGATCGTCCCAGTGCTCTGCTGGAAGATGATGATGCACTGGAAGCACTCTGGAAGAAGCAGTATTCTCTTGCTGCTCTGACTGCTGCTGACCAATTCAAGTCCTATGATGACTTGAAAAAGCGTCTTGACTATGTGCTTGGTAAGAAGTCCACTCGTATTTCTACTGTGGATGAAGAGACTGAGTATGACAACTATGCTGCAGTTGAAACCAAGCGTGTGAGTGAAGAGCAAGTGATGGAGAAACTTGAGCAGAGCTACAAGGCATCTCAATCAACTCCCCAAGCATCTTCTAATGATGAGGATGAGGATGATGCTCTGAGTTACTTCAGCAAACTTGCTGACATGTGATGGAAGCAGTACACGCATGGAATACCATGGGGTATGGAGAGGGTTTCCTCTTCTCCCTATGGGTGATTGGAATGTATTACATCAAACTGAAGATGGATCGCAAATTTGGAAAGTGATTCCAAAATCCTGGGAAAAATTTCCCAGGATTTTTTTGTGCCTATTACTTTTTTATGAGTACAATCTGATGTTTTCTGCTACTGATAGAGTGCTGCTATAATATTGACTACCTCCAGATTTGTATGGCAAACCATCTTCCATATCTGAAATTGCAAGACTTACATACTTTGGTTTGAGTAAGTAGATGTTTCTTTTATCTTCATCTATTTTATTTTCATATTCATAGTTTGTAACTGCAGTTGCAATATTACTTCTGGTTACTTCTGTACCAAGACCAGAGTCATAATAGGTTAGTGAAAAATCAGAAGGAACATTCACTCCTTTGTGAATGAGAATTTTGCCTTTACTATCTTTTATTTCAGGTGATTCATAGTGATGAACAGCATTTATATTTGCATCAGTTCTGTACTTACCATAGAGATAGTTGATGAATGATTGCTGTTCCATTGGCCATTCATTTTCAAAGTTGATAACATTGTTGGAAAGGAGAACTAACCAATCAAGGTATTGATTTCCATAAACTTTGAAAGCAACATTATCTGGTCTATCATCTCCAATGACTTTATACTTAGTGAAGAAAGTTAAGTTTTGAAAAATATCTTCACGTAACTGACCTCTCTTGAAAAGGTTCTTGACTACAAGATAAGCAGATATGTTTTTGTTCTCTTTGAGTCTATTGACATACTCAAAGTTTGGAATGTAACTGAAATAAGGACTTGCCATTTTTAGTAACCTGGATCTGGTGGATTGAAATCATCACCTTGATAATCATTTTGATATACTGGTTCAATTTCACTAAATGACATGGTGAGTGTGTATCTTGTCATAGAACCACCATCTCTATATGTCATATAAGATCCATCAGGAGTGTAGTTGACATTTAGATCAGTCAATGCACAAGGTTTAATTTTATTCAGATAAGGATGAGACTTTGGTGATGATAAAGTCTTTTCATTAAAGTCTGCTGCTTCTTCATCAGAAGCATTTCCATTATATATGTACTCCAACAGGAAAATCTTTGGAGATTTCAAAAATGCACTGGATTCATGTTGTGCAGGCATCATATATTTTTTTAAAATTCTTATTATCTTTCTAATCTCTTTAGCTTCCTCTTTGAATCTTGGAGTCATATCAAAAGTAAAGTTAAAGGTTCTTAGTCTTGGACCATTGAACAACATTTCTAAGTTTGGATTGACAACAGTTCCAGTAGCCCTTGTGAGTAGATTAGTTCCAACAGTTTGACCTGCCAACATAGCAGCAATTTCTTGTTTTCCACCAACACCAGCTCTGATCAAACTCTGTGCTCCTTGAACAATATCATTTCCCAATTTTCCAATCTGGTCAAAACTTAATCCCTTAGATCCAACTCCACCATAAAAACTGTTGAAGATAGATCCTGCAACTAATTGCAACATGTTAGCACTGTCTGTTCCCCAGTCAGAACTATTTGTTGATGAAAGGTTTGGTTGCATTGGTAATATGATATAAGCATATGTTTCTTGAGAACCAAAGTACGCTTTAGACAAACTTTGAGTTGGTGGTAGTTGATTAAAAGTTTCTACAAATTGATTGCCATAGTCAGTTGGTCTTCCTTGAGCACTTCCAACACTTCCTGACAATCTTCCCAAATCCAGTGATGAAATATGGTCAACAACTTTAATTTTGATATAGTCATAAGTAATTCCTAATTCACTTGCAGCATCTAAATTAGCAAGAGGATACCTTAAAATAGTTGGGGTTATTTTTGGACCAGATGGTTCTGGTTGTGGTTGGGGAGTTATAGGAGTGGATGGTTGCTCAACAGGTGGTACTGCAGCAACTGAAGGAAGCACCTCTCCACCTTGTTCTCCTACTGGTTTGCTTTCAGGATTTCCACCAAGACCTGGTTGAAGTGGTTCCTCTTCATTTGGATTTACTTTAGCAACCTGCAGTATTCCAAGACCAGATCTGGCACCATCAATAGTCATTTTGATTGGTGTATTAAAAGAAGAATATGCAGCAGTTGCACCATCTGTAGAATTCACAGAGGCATTGTTTATAGCCTTAACAGCATCACTTGATTTATTTGAAAGCGCTTTTTGAGTGGATGCGCCAAATACTGGAGTGTTTGTTGGTGGTTGCCAAGGTAAATTGGGAGGATAATCCTCATATGTCCAAGCACCTTGTCCAGTTCTGGTTGCTCCTAAAGTTCCAAATGGATTTAAGATTCCTGGTCCTTCATAGTAATAGAGTCTTTGCACAGAGGATCCATTATTAGGATTAATTATTTGTTGTCCGTCAATTTTTGGGAATGAATCTGTTTCTACCCTGACCCAAATTGGCGTTCCGTCTGCAGCCTTTATCTGGAATTTACCACTGTCTGTGGTGACTTTTACAGTTTTAGTATTTGCTGCCATCAGATATTAAGGCTCTTGGTCCAGTTTAGTTATTTATTCTGAAATATTGATAAGGTATTGCTCTCATGTCCTGCAGTTCAGTGGGATAAACCAAGTGCAATCTTCCAGGAACTTCTTCCCAGGTATAATTTCTGAAAGGATTAGCATCTCTCAGTGCCCAGTGATAGTTGATACCTCTGAATCCCCACTTGAATAAACCAACACAAGCAATCAATGGGTTCTGATCATATTCAATTCTTGGTGTCTTAGGAGTATAAACAAAAGTATAGTATCTACCAATGTCTGGAATGAGTTCTGTTTCAGTCAAGGTATCCATGATCTCAATCATCATATCATCAGGATCACCAAGTTCACTGATGCTATCTACCTTTGCGTTTATACGATTTTTTGGATCTTCCAGATACTGAGCTTGCTTTAGATCCATACTGCTTGATACCTAATTCGTCTTCTGTGATGACCTTGAATTCAACTCCATTGTCTAAACAAAACTCTCTTGCATATTTCCACTTTGCCTGATTGACAGCATACTGTTGACACTCATAGAGATAATTTTTAGTGACTCTTTCTTTCCTCACTGGAGGTAGAGTTTGCTTCTTTGGTTTTACCTCAACAACATATTTCTTGATCTGTCCATTCATCTCCTTCACTTCAATAAGAAAATCAGGATAATACCTATGAACTTTATTATCAACAGGAGACAAATATGGGATACTAAATTCTTCTGATGCCCATCTTATGATATTCTCATTGATGTCACACCAGTGGCAGAATCTTCTTTCCCAACTGCTTCTGCAAATAATATTATTAGGATTTCCTTGATACTTCTCAGGGTGTTGAGGCTTGAAGATACTTTTGATACTTTCAGCCATACATAGTAATAGTAGTCACGATTATTTATAGATGCCTGCTCCACGTCCTAATAGAGTCAAAACATCAGACTTGAAGAGTAGGATTTTAAATCTTGCCCAAACATCTGTATATCAGGTAAAGGTTCAGCCACCCCCAGATGTGAGTGCATTTCTTGCGCTAAGAGGTATCTATTATGGATTTGATGGTGAGGATTTAGAACTTCTTTGCTCAGAAACATCTCTTCCTGGAACAAGTTTGTTCACTCATGAAGCAAATAATGATTACCATGGTGTGACAGAGAAAATGGCATATCGTCGTTCTTATGATGACACATTGAATATGACATTTTATGTTGACAGGGATTATAAGATTGTTGATTTCTTTGATGGGTGGATTGATTTTATTTCTGGGCAGGGTCAGCAAGATGTATATAAGAGTTCAGTAGCAAACTTCAGATTCAATTACCCAGACACATATAGAAGTGATGTTCACATCACAAAATTTGAAAAGGATGCAAGGGGAGAAAACTTAGCCTATACTTTCATCAAGGCATTCCCAACATCAATCACATCCATGCCTGTATCTTATGATCAAAGTGATGTTCTGAGATGTAATGTTTCATTCTCTTATATCAGATACGTCAAGCAAAGAGTTCGTAGAGGAGGCATTAACTTTCCTGTTACCTCTGATAATACTGCACCATCATCACCTCAACCTACAGGAGGTGGTGGTGAGTCTGGTGGTTCCAGTACAGAAACTTACATTAGAAGAGGGCTCAATATAAGAGCATCAGGTCCTCCATCTGAAACAAGAGGGACAGTCTTTAGAACACCCTAAATAATCACACTGAAATCTTTATAGGTTGTTATGCCTTTACCAAGAATTGCTACGCCAACATATGAGTTGGAATTGCCATCAACTAAAAAGACCATTCAATATAGACCATTCCTTGTCAAAGAAGAAAAATTATTGGTCCTTGCATTAGAAAGTGAAGATACAAAACAAATCACCACAGCAATCAAGACAGTTCTGAAAAACTGTATTGAGACCAAGGGAATCAAAGTAGAAGCACTTCCAACTTTTGATATTGAATATCTCTTTCTGAACATCAGAGGTAAGTCAGTTGGTGAGGAAGTAGAGGTCAATATTATTGCACCTGATGATGGTGAGACAGAAATTCCCATCACTATTCCCATTGATGAGATCAATGTCATTGAGCACAAAGATCACTCAAAGAGAATCAAACTCTCTGATGATCTGATGATGGAAATGAGATATCCATCTCTTGAACAATTCATTACAAGTAACTTTGATTTTAGTGATAATGTCAGTATGGATCAATCATTTGAATTGATTGCATCTTGTGTAGACACAATCTATAGTGAAGATGAAGTTTGGTCTACTGCTGATGTCACTAAACAAGAAGTTATTGAATTCCTTGAGCAGATGAACTCACTGCAGTTCAAGCAGATTGAAAAGTTCTTTGAGACAATGCCTAAATTATCTTATGAAGTTAAGGTAACTAATCCAAAGACTAAGAAGAAGAGCACTGTAGTTTTGGAGGGTTTATCCAGTTTTTTCGCATAGGCATGTCCCATATGGACCTTGAGAACTATTATAAACTCAACTTCGCCTTGATGCAGTACCATAAATATTCATTAACTGAGATAGAAAATATGATGCCTTGGGAGCGTGATGTTTATGTCACACTCTTGAAGCAACACTTAGAGGAAGAAGAACTCAAGTACAAGCAAGCACAAAATGGCGGATAACATTCCAGAGGGTTTGGACGATTTACTGAATTCCATTAGAGGCGAAGGTAAGTCTCAGAAATCCTCTGCGATTGTTGTTGTCCCAAAGGCAGAAAAGAAAGAAAGTGATAGCGTAGAGAATGAGGATATTGATCCAGAGATTCTTAGATTGTTGGGTCTGGAAGATGTATTTGATATTGACTATGATACATACAAAACTCTTCTGAGGGAGAGAATGGCTGCTGGTAGAATGCCAGATAGTAAGATTCCTACAGAAGAAGTTCAATTACTGACTGATGAATTTAAGAGAGTCAAAGGTAAGACTGGTAGATTTAAGGTCAAGGGGCAGAAGATAAAGAAAGAATCTTTTGTTGGAAAAAAGAAAACAAAAACATCTGCTATTGTAAAGGCAGCACCAAGGGCAATTACAAAACCACAGGAAGATTTAAAAGAAGCAGAAGCACCTGTTAATGTTGAAGTTGCTGAGAAGGTATCTGATCTTGACAATGCAATAAGAAAACTTTTACAAACTTCTATCAGACAAGATAAAGAGGAGGAGAAGCAAAGTAGAAAGGAAAGAGTTGCTGCTCAAAGGGCAGAGCAGAAAGAAAAGGAGATTGCTAAAGAAAGAAAGAAAATAATGACAGGTGTTCCAGGTGCTTTGAAGAGTGCCATGAAACCTATAACAAATATCTTTGATACTGTTGGTGGATTCTTGAAGAAGTTCCTGTTCTCTACACTCATAATGGAGTTGTTGAGATTCCTTGAGGATCCTATTGAATACTTTAGACCTCTGATCAATTGGGTTAATGGTGTCATTGAGAAAGTCAATGCTGGAATAGCAAGTGTTTTGAAGGGAATATTTGATCCAATCAATAAGGTAATTGAAGGTGCCAATGCTCAGTTGGTCAATCTTGAAAATGCTATAAATCCATTACTTAAAAAGATGGGTAGTAGTCCACTGACTATTCCTAAAGTACCTGTGATTCCTACACAGTCAATCACAGATAAAATGCAGATACCTTTAATTAAATATCCTGAACCAAAATCAGAACCGTCTATTTTATCAGAGACTGGTCCTACTAAAGTAACTGCAACTCCAACAGTGGGGCTCACTTCAATGCAAGCAACTGCTTTGGGGTACATTAAGAAGTATGAATCTGCAGGTTCTGGTGGATATGATGCTATGAATCAAGGAACTGTTGCAGACAGAACTGGTGCTGCTCCAAAGAGTGGTGACTCAAAAACCATTCTTGGTCAAAGAATTACTGACATGACTCTTGGCGAAGTCATAAGGAGACAGGATAAGAATCTCACAAATGCTGAAGGATTTATTCATGCTGCAGGAGCATATCAGTTCACTGGAGATACTTTACCAGGATTAGCACAAAGAGCTGGTCTGAAGATGACTGATAAATTCAGTGCAGCTAATCAAGACAGATTGGCAGTCCAGTTGGCAAGCGAAAGAGGTGCTCAACCATGGCTTGCTGATCCAAGAAATAAACTGCAATTTGACCAAAAAGCATTGGATGCTATCAACTCTTTGAAAGGAACAAAACCTCAATTTACATCTTCAATAACTCCAGCAAGTGTTTCCCCCACAAAGACTGTAGCTTCTGCACCACCTCCACCAAAACCTGCTGCACCTGCTCCAAGTATTGCTGCACTTCCTATGGGAGGTAATACTAATGGGACAAATGTTTCTACAGCAACTCCAAACCAAAAGAAGGTAGCAAACTTCAGTGCTTTTGACCCAACAAATCCATATTTGTATGCAATCAAAGGTCAATACAATATTGTGGGGGCATAGTAAGAAATGATGATGTTACTTACAGGTGCTCTAAAAAATATAGCATCTAAAAAGAAAGACAAGAAAGATAAAAAAGGTGCTCTAGCCAAAAGAGGTGGAACAGAAGAAACTAAAACTTCTAAACCAAACTCTATAGTGGTCAAACCCAGGGCAGCAATAGTTCCAACTATAAAAACCTCATACTATAGATCCATCAATGCCAGTATTGTTCCAAAACAAGGTGGTGAAGAAGGATCTTATGGCGCATTGGTAAAGACTTTGGATTCTGTAACTCAGAATGTTAACACTCTGACTCAAATTAAGCAAAATGAATTGGCAAATGAGAAGAGAAAGTCTGTTGCTCAAGCAAAATCTTTACAGGATGCTCAGAAGAAGAGCAAGGAAGAGCAGTCAGAGATAAAGGAACAGAAAGATGTAGTAAAAAATTCAGCAAAGATTGCAGGTCCTAAGTCATCTATTTTTGATGGTGCTTTGAATTTCTTAAAGGGATTTGTTTTCTCAACTGCCATCATGCAGTTGTTAAATTGGTTTAGTGATCCAAAGAAGACAGCACAAATCTTCAAATTCTTAGAAGACAACTTTGTTGCCATGTTTATAGGAACAATGGCAATTGTGGGGACAATTGCAGCATCATCTCTCTTGAGTTTGGGTGGATTACTAACCATTGGTTTGCCATTATTCTTCAAACTTGCTGGATTGCTTGCCAGTATATTGTTGTCTCCACCTGGATTGGTTGCTCTGGCTGCTTTGGGTTTGATTGCAGTATTTGCAGCTCCAACTGCAAAATATGATGAAATAACAGGACCAAATGCAGTTTGGAAACAACCAGGACTAAAACCTGCCCAGAGAAAGGCAATAATAGAAGGCACTTTTGGTCATCTTACTCCAGACAAATGGGACCCAGAAGCACTTAAGATGTATAAGCAAACTCTTCAAGAACTCAAACTTGATTTTGATAAGTCCATAGCAGCATTGGAGCCCCAACGAGCAAGATCACGAGCAATAATAGAGCAGCAAATAAAAGATGGATTCTTTAATCCTCAAACACCTGCAATACCTGGACAAGCATCTAAAACATTAGCAGCTGCAGCACAATCTATGAAAGGATTCAGTAGTGCAGCAGCTCCTGATGGTGGAAGAAATGGTTGTGTATGGGCAGTCAATAAAGTATTTGCAAAAGCAGGATTGAAAACACCATGGGGTAGTTCTAACTGGGTTCCAGATGCAGAGAATGCTATGATAAAGGATGGATATCAATACATTGAACCTGGCAATCAGCAACCTGGAGATTTGTATATTGCTCCTGGACAAAAACATGTTGGTATTGTTTTAGATAATGGAAACATCATATCAAACTCCAGTAGTAAAGCAGCGTTTAGTTGGGAAGCATCTCCTGCAGCATATGCTGCTGAATATGGTGGAGAAGGAAAGTATTACAGAATGCCAGCACAAGTAAAACCTGCTCAACCAGCAGGACCTGATGCACTTGATCAAGCAACTGCTGTAAGTAAAAAGGCTTCATATGAAGAACAAGTAGCACAGACTTTGATAGTTCCTGTTGCATCTGGAGGGGGACAACAAGTGTCTGGTGGAGGTGGAACAAAGTTTGCTATGATACCTGACACTGGAGCGTTAAATAGATATTATGACCACACTATTCAAAGCACCCTTTATAACGCATAGGTATAATGAGTAATTTTCAAGAAAAGGTTCCCCTTAATACCAATGCAGCAATTGCTCCAGTAAATATAAAGAAATTTGTCATTTCTGACAGAGAAGGCAATGCAGTGGATCTCACTGGATCTTTGACTCAATTCTATTTTTATGAGAGTGTTTTATCTAATTATGTTTCAGCAACTGTTGAAATTGTTGATAGTGGATACATCTATACAAATGGCAAGTTAAAAGCATCTCCTGGTGGAATTTTGGGGAATTCTCAGGGCAATTTATATCCTGGTATAGGTGGTGGTAATAGAGTTGATTTTGATATTGAGGATAATAATTATAATAACAGAGTTGATATAGATGGGAGAGGAAAATCTCTCAATAATTTAAAAATGTATAATGGAATGTATGTCTCAAGAATAAGAGATGTCAGTACAAGTTCTTTGAAAAATTATTATGCCATAGATTTAGTTTCAAGAGAAGCATTTACTAATGAATTGGTTAGAGTATCAAAAAGATATGATGGAAAAATTAGCGATAGTGTCAAAAAAATAGTCAAAGATGTTCTAAGAGTAGAAGAAAGTCTCATAGAAGTTGAAGAAACTGCATTGACTTATAATTTTATAGGAAATGATAGTAAACCTTTTGGTGTCTGTACAAAGTTAGCAAGTAAAGGAGTTCCACTTCCAGTATCAAACATTCCAACAATTAATAGAAGGGCTGGATTTGTATTTTTCCAGACAAGGTTGGGTATGCATTTTGTCTCCTTGGCTAATAGATTTTTTGGCGAAGAGGATAAAAAAAGCAAATCCAAGAGGAAAGTA